AAGATCCCTGGGTCGTACACAGGCACGACGTCCATCGGGCCTTCGAAGTGTGCGCGGGTGGCCAGCACTTCGCCGACCTCTTGCTTCACGTCCGCGTCGTCCAGATACATCGCGTTGAGGCGGTGCAGGATGCGCAGCGTGCGTGCCATTGCGCTGTGCAGACGCGCGTGGATCGAGGAGAACACGGTCATGCCCTCTTGGATCAGGGCGAGCGTCGTGCCGACTGGCGCGTTCGGGTTCTGGTCGGCGAGGTTGTCCATCGACGTGCGGACCACGCCCTTGCCTGCGTCGACCACAAAGCCGAGCAGTTGGAACAGGGTCGGCGACGGCGGGTTGAACGGGATCGGCATGGCCAGCTTGCGGACGTCGTCCACGTTGAGGCCACCCTCGATCTCTTCGACCTGCGTCGGCTGGATGTTCAGCGACTGGCCGCCGCGTGTGCCGCCCTTCAGCTTGAGCATCGTCGGCACGTTCTGGATGTGCGCGCTGTCCATCAGTGCGCGCAGCGCGCCGGTCGCGGCAGCGGACAGGCCGCCGATCATGTGCGGCAGGCCGATTGGGTACGCGCCGCGCCACGGGATGAACGGGAACTCGACGAACCAGTCTAGCGGCTCGCGGCTCTCGTCCTCTTCGTCCCAGTTGCGGTAGATCGCAAGCACCTTGCTCGACGACTTGTCGATGGTGATGATGTACGGCGCGTTGCCGTCACCCTCGACGTCGGCGATGACGTGGCACTCGAACACGGTGCGCAGGCCATCCTCGTTGTAGCTGGTGTCCGTGCGGCCCTCGATCTTGTCGTTCGCCGTGTCGGCTGCCGAGCGCTCAGGCTCAAGGCCCGGAGGCGTCAGGTCGACGTCGCGATACATGCCGCTCTCGACGCGCATCTCATAGTCGAGCTGCGTCAGATACTGCACGTGCGTCTTGCGCTGCGCGGTGTAGAAGTTGGTCGCAGCGAACGGCAGGTACATGTCGTCGATCATGACGGCAAGGAAGCCGGGGCGGTTGCGCGCCTCGTCCCACGACATCTTGAGGTACTGCGCGCCGCCGAGCGGCACCTGCGTCAGTAGCTGCTCAAGCTCGGAGCGGAACTCTTGGCTCTGCACCGTGAGCTGCCAGTTCATGAGCGACGTCTTGCGCTTCGCCTTCTGGATCTTCTCCATCGTGACTTCGCCCTCGATCAGGTCCTTTGCCGGACCCTGCGGTGGCAGAAGCTCTTTGATGGCGCGCGACGCGAAGTCGATGCACGCCTCGGTCATCATCGGGTGCACGACCTTCGATGCGCCGTTGAACTGCGCGCCGCCGGGGGCGTCGTCGCCCAGACCGGTGCGGCGGATGCCCTCTTCGTACTGCTCGTCGCGCTTCTTGCGCGCCTCTTTGTCGCGGCTGATCAGTTCGAGGAACTTCGATGCCAGTGACTTTAGGTCCGGTTCGGGCATAGTTTCTGCGAGGTTGTCGTAGAACTCGCTCTCACCTGCGGCCGGTCCGTTCTCGTCGAGCGTGACGATAGCGCCACCGTCCTCGGTGTCCTCGACGTCGCTGACGTCCTCGCCGTCATACTCGACGACCTCACCCTTGAGGATGTCGTCTTCTGGCTTCATATCGTCTTCGTTCATGTTCTGTCCTTACTGGCCGTATGGGTTCTGGATAACCTTCGGCGGCGGTCGATCGAGATCAACCTTCTTGGTTTCCTTTATCACTGAAACAAGTCGCTTGTCGATGCACAGTCTGACGCACTGCGTCATTGCGTCAACATAGTCGTCGTGCTTGACGCTCCTCGGCCCGGTGAAGGCGCAGAGTTGTGCGAGCATCGGCTCGACCCACGTGCGCGGCCTGCCGGGGAACTTGTCGCTCTCGGGCAGCCACACCCGCTTGCGTGCGAAGACGTGGCTGACCATGTGCAGGCGCGCCAGCTTGTCTGCTCGACCGGGGTTGTAGGCGTAAGCGTTGATGCCCTCCCGCTCGAGCATCTGTCTCAGGCTGATGCCGCTCCCCTTGTCCTCGATCAGGCACAGATCCGGCTTGCGGCCGGACGTGACTGGCTTTGCCCCGCCGAACATCGGCTTGATGATCGCCACGTCCTGATCGTCGCCGTACGCGACGTTCAGTTCCTTCTTCACGCGCTGGATCAGCTCGGGCATGCCCATCTGCTCGGACCAGCAGTCGAGCACGATCAGGTGGCTGACGTTGTCCTTGTCGTGGAAGCTGCCGATCACGACGCATGCCGTGCTGTCCGCGTCGCCCTTCTTCTTGTCGTACGTCGCCTCGGTGAAGGCGGTGTCGAGTGACATGATGATGTAGTCCAGTGCGGGCAGCGGCTTCTTCGCCGGCCAGAGGCGGAAGTCAGAGCGCTTGACGATGCCGCTCTCCTCTGGGTCGATCAGCTCCCCGTATAACTCCTGACGCCCTAGCGTCGTACCCTCGTACTGCTCCAACGAGGCGAAGAAGCTGTCGGGCAGGTTCGCCTTGTTGTCGAACGTCGAGCCGCGCACGATGATGCGCCCATCCTGCGGCAGGCTCAGTTTGCGGATTAGCTCCTTCGGCTTTGGCGTCGTGGTCCAGAGCACCTGCGGCCGATCGCCCAGACGCATGCCCATCATCAGCATGTCCCACGTCTCTTCGTCGTACTGCCATGCGGCCAGCTCGTCGCACCACGCCCGTGTATGCTGAGGACCGCGCAAACGCTCAGGCTTCTCTGCCGTAAATCCGCGTATGGTGCTTACACCACCTGCAACATTTCGCATCTTGATGATCATGTCGGACTTGTTGTGCTCGACCAGAAGCTCGGGCGGCAGGACGGACAGGATGCCCGCAGGTCCCTCGAAGCAAGTGAACTTCACGTCCTGATAGGTGGGCGCGATGACGCAGCTATCGAGGCCGTTCGGATCTTCGAAGACTGCGCGTGAAATCCATTCGCTTCCCACGCGAGTTTTACCGAAACCGCGACCGGCGAGGTAGCCGCACTCGTTCCAGTTCTCGCGTCCCACGATCTGGTTCGGCCGCGCCGTCATGCGCCAGCGTCGCTGCCAGTCGAGATGGACGCGCTGCTCCGGGCTGAGCTTAGCGAGTAGGGCCGCGACGTCCGTCATCGCGAGCGATACAGTGCCAGCGCGTTGCGCAGTTGGGTGTTCATCTCGCGCACCTTGTCGTACCGATCGCACGACTGCGACAGGGCGAGTTCGATATTGTCACGCTCTTGCGTCGCCCGGTCGAGCTGCGCCTGCAGTTCGCGGGCCTTGCGCCACGGGTTCCAGATCACTTTGGCACGTCCGTCACACGAACCACCTCGGCCAGATGCCGTGTGAGTTCAACATTCTCCGCGTTTGCGCCGATCTTGAGGGTCTCGCCCTCCTTGTTGCCGATGCTGACGTCCTGCTTGTTTCCGTAGCGCTTCGGGCTCCAGCAGGCGAGCAGCTTCAGTCGCGTGTCGATGCGCATCTTGTTGCGTTGCACGTGTTCGCTGATGGCGGGCGTGTCGTCGGCGATGTCGAGGATGTCCTCGGCGATGGCCTCGAAGCCCAAATCGCGTGCGTACGCGATGCGTGCGGCAAGGGAGGGGTCTGCGTTTATCCAGTCATACACCGTACGCCAGCTTGGCATACCATCCTGCCTGCACAGAACACGCAAGGCCACACCATCGGTCAGCCCCTCGATAATACGCTCCTCGACCTCGGGGGTCCGTTTCGTTTGGCCCTTGGCCATATTCTGCATGCTCCGTTCGGTTACACAGTGCTACCAGTCAATGCCCACGATATACGCGCCGCTAAACCTGTTGGCAAGGGGTGCCGAACACAAACTCCTCGCCCTCGGCCACGAAGGGCAAGTCCCCACGCTCCTGCATGCGCCGCATGGTCCTGATAAGACGCTGGCGGCGTGTGTCACGACCCGACGCCGTCCGAGGTGTGGCGTCAATGCAAAACCGCAAGAACACTTCTGCGCGAACCCGGTCGCAAACGACGGACATAGCATCCGCGCGATCGCGCACAACATCTTCGAGCCAACCTTTTTCAATTCGAGGGAACATCTTCAATCTCCTTTGCAACATGCACCTTACACCATAAAGATCTGCACCGCAACGCACCACGGTGCAAAAGTTTCAGAGCCTGCATCACGCACCACATTTGCTCCTGCACCGCCGCAGCACGGGGGGTTACCCTAAAGGGTACCTCCCCCGGTGGTGCAGCAGACGGTGCATCACTGGAGCTGCAACGCCGTGCACCATGATGTAAAAGATGCAAATGGTGCACGGTGCAAATAATTTGCAAAATAATGCAAATAGGTGTTGACCTACCTTCAAACCCGCAGTATGAGGGTACATCAGCAACGAAGACCCGGAGTAAATAACATGACCACCGAAGCCCGCATCTACATCGGAACCCCAGCCGCTCTTCAGGCTGAGGTCGGCCTGCACCCATGCTACACCGGCAAGTACATCGTCGCTGCGTTCAACGCCGCTGGCGAGGAGATCACACCTGAAAGCGCAAGCAACATAAAAGAAGCTAACGCCGTCGCTGCCGAGATCGGCGCGTGGTTGGAAAGCCTCGGCGAGACCGTCGTCAAGGCTTGGATTTAATATCAGCAACACAGGAGCACATCACATGAAAATACGTTTAGAACGCAAATGCCGCGCCACCCACGAGTGGGAGCACGTCGCCAACTTCAGGTTCCTGCACGACGCGCAGGCGACGGCCGAGCTCTTCAGCAAGCTGGACGAGTGCGACCAGCGCGTCATCGACCAACGCTGGGTCGAAGATGGTGACGAGACCACCCTCTTCCGCAACGGCAAACTTGTACCATAACCATCAACTACTAAAAGGAGCACAATGACATGACCATCATCACACAAGCAATCGAGACGAAGTACCTTCGCGCCACCAACGTCCGGGGCGCACGCATCAAGGCCACGGCACTGGCCGGCAGCCTGACAGTCGGCTACGACTACGCCCTCAACAGCGACGCCAACCACGCGGCCGCAGCGCAGGCGCTCATCGCACGGCTCGGCTGGACTGGCACATTCGCTCAGGGCGGCAACGCCGCGGGCACCGGCTACGTCTTCGTCAACATCGAGGGGGCGCTGGCATGACCGCACTGCACGTCGCATCGACCCTCTTCTTCTTGGGCTTCCTGCCCGCCATCATCACCATCGCAATCATCAAGACCTTCAAGGGAGAATAACATGACCGACTTTCACGTACAGGACCACGGCTCGATCATCATCCTTCTGCCACAGACGACTGTGGCCAAGGACTGGGCCGACGAGCACTTCCCCGAGGACGCCCAGAACTGGGCCAGCGGCACCGTCATCGAGCGCTGCTACTTCAAACCGGTGTACGCGGGCATCATCCGCGACGGCCTGACCATCAGCTAAGGAGCAAGACACATGGCAACACGTTCATTCATCATCGTCGCCAACCCAAAGGGCGACTTCACCGGCAGCTACTGCCACTGGGACGGCTACCCGTCGCACAACGGTCGCCTGCTGCTTGAGCACTACAACAGCAAGGGCAAGGCACGCGAGCTGATCAACCTCGGCTGGCTGTCGTCACTGGGCGAGCGCGCAAAGCCGTTGGACCCCGCCAACCATAGTTACGAGAACAAGGAGGCGGGAACGACCGTTGCCGCTGGGCGGGATGGCGGCGAGCCTTGGGGCGCGGTCAAGCCGTTGAAGGCCGACACGCTGCGCCTTTTGGCCCAGTACGCCAGCGACTGCTGGTGCGAGTACGTCTACCTCTTCTGGAACGGGCACTGGTCGTACAACACCATCGCCAACGCACTGGACGGTAAGGCATGGGAGCCCCTGACGTGGGAGAACACCGCAGACGAGAGGCAGGCAGCATGAACACCGAACCGAAGGCATACGCCGGCAGCGTCACGACGCAGGTTCACCTGCGTGAGCTATGGGCCCTCCTCGGTGCCAGCACCCAGCAGGAGGCCCGCAGGGCAGTGCAGCAACTGCTCAAGAAATAGCTATTGCAACACCTGATTGCATCCTTTAAGGGTACCTCATCAGCAACAAGGAGCACACGACATGATACGACCAATCCTCAACAACAACGGCACCGACGCCCTCGACCTTATCGACGCCCGCCGCAACGCGATGGCCCTGATCAACGAGGTTATCGACGCGCTCAAGCAGGTGACGCCCAACGGCCGCGACTACCTCGGTGATCGCGACCGGCTCATCGCCGACCGTAACCTCCACTTCGACCGACTGGCAGCACTGCACGCACTGCGTGAGGAGCTACTCGACGAGGCACTGCACATCCAACAGCAAGAGAAGGTGGGAGCATGACAAAGACACACTGCGTACATGGGCATGAGTACACGCCAGAGAACACCCGCGTCAACAATCGAGGCCAGATTTACTGCCGGATATGTTCGTGCATTAGAGCGCAACGGTACAAGGCCAAGAACCCCGACGTCGTTAAGGCCCACCGCGCAAAGTACCATCCGGTATGGCAGGAGAAGAACAGGCCCAAGATGCGCGCGAAGTCACGCGCCGCTGGCAGCACGTCTGCTGTGCATTACAACGACGGCGTGGAGGCCGAGCGCGCCGCGACTGTGGCGTGGCTGCGCAAGAGCGCCAAACTTAACCCGCACATGCCCGAAGCGCAGGCGTTGGTTATCCTCTTTTCCAACGCCATCGAGGACGGCAAACATCACGGAGAACCAAAATGACACCTAAGCAACTTGAACTGAACAGCCTGCTACTGCAATACGAGATGCAGGTATTGGCACTATACGAGCTGCAACGCACCGACCCTAGCGCGGATGACTACATCGACGACGTGGAGCTGGATAAGTCCATCGCGAAGCGTCGTGCGGACATGGAGCGCCTACGCGGCGAGATCCTCGAGTACGCGTCATGACCGCCATCACCGAGGACACACCCGCAGGTGGCCCAGAGGAGCTTCAGTGGAAGATCGACCGGCTGATCGAGCAGGTCGAGCGGCACGCCGCCGAGCTGGAGCGCGAGCGCCACGCCCACAGGGCGACGCAGAAGAGCCTGACCAAGGCGCTTGATAAATCACTCAACCTAACATCGCGCCTGACCGTCGGCGTCCTACGCAAGGCAGGCTTCACCGTCACAATCGAGGAGGCTGAGTTCTGCGAAGCCTGCGGCGAAGACTTTTTAGGAGAAGAGCAATGAACTTAACGAAAATCGAGAAGAAGGTACTACAGCAACTGTCCACCAACGGCGCTGCCACCGTGCAGGAGCTTACGGAGGCCCTCGCCTGCAGCCTGAGCGGCGTGCAGAAGGCCATGCGCACCCTGCGCGCTGCGGGCCTCATCCGCCCGCACACTCTGAAGCACGTGCCGGGCTTCTACAAGCGCCACCGCACGTACGTCGCCAACGCGACGCACGCCGTCGTGGAGAACCCGCTACACGATCGTGTGGCCGCGCTGGAGGACGCCTTCAAGAACCTGACAGAAACGCACAACAGGATGGTCCTGAAGTTCTCCGAGCACGCCAAGAACATATCCCACTTCGGCGGGAAGACGGAGCAACTGTCGCGTTGGTTCAATGACCACGAGGTGTGGCTTACTGTCCTTGACGACCGCATCCGCGCGCTGGAGCCAGAGAGCGCCCCGGTCGACCCGGTGTACGCCGAGATCGAGGAGTGGGTGCGCACCACACTACAAGACGTTCCCGAGGAGGATCTGCGCGCGCTCGTAGACGAAATCTATGCGAAGCGCACAAAATAGTTGTTGCACATACCCTCAAACCTCTATAGTGGGAGGGTATCAGCAACAAGGAGTACACGACATGATCAACTGGACAAACGACGAACGCACCGTGGCGATACTGGCGCAGGCCGTCGAGCACTGCCGCGCCACCGACGAGTTCTCGCTCGAGCACGAGGCGCAGTTGGAGCTCATCCGCGACGAGTACCTGAACGACCTGTGGAATGACTTCCGCAGCGAGGACGTCGACGCGTTCGAGGATTGGCACTGCCAGCCGACAGTTGAGGAAGCCTTCCTCAAGGAGATTGAAGCATGATTACCGAAGACACACAGCACGACGTGCTCTTGCGCGCGGCCGAGCTGCTCAAGGAGCAGGAGGCCCTGAAGGTTCAACTACGCGTCAACGAGGCCGCCCTGACGGCAGTCGCACGCCAGTACGGCGAGGCGTACCGCATATGGGGCTTCCGCCCGGCCGAGGTTCTGCGTCAGGCCTGCGTGGCGCGGGGCATCCTGTAATGGCACGACCTATGACATACCCAATGGGCGACCTCGCCATCGGCGAGAGCGTCACGATGCCGGCGGATATGCCCGGCGACCCGAAGCGTATATCGAGGAACGTCAGCCAGTACGGCATCCGTAAGGGCCGCTGTTACAAGGTACGGACGATCGACGGTGTAGCATTCATCACGAGGTTAACATGACAGACATTAGGAAAAAGGCACGAGTGCTGCTTAACGCTGCGCGGGAGGCACACGTAAATCCGGATGACTACCTTATAGGGCAAACCGCCGTATGCCTCGCCATCGAACAGCACGAAGCCTTTAAGCAAGAGGTGAGCGATGTGATGACGTATATTAAGGCGCTCTATCCCACACTGCCAAGAAACTTCGACCGCTTCATCATACCCAAGCCCGACCCGCTGGTGGAAGTAATAAAGGCTATGCAAGCTGAACCGACCACATATGTTACCAGCGAAGTATACGCCAATCGCATCCACAAAAAGCTGGACGACCTTGGCTTTGAGATACGGGAGAAGGGGCAATGACTGATAAGACAGAAGCAATGGACAACCTGATTGCACAGGATGCAGACTTGATTGAAATTTGCTCCGACGATTTAGTGCGGCGGCTGCGGTCAACTGTATGCCAAGGCAATCTAGGCTGTCACAGGCTAGTTGACGATGACGAAGCAGCCGACCGCATCGAAGCCCTTGAGGCAGATATTGAACGGCTGCGTGAGGCATTGGAGTATATGGAATACTCTGAACCCAGCGTTGTTGAAGCTATCCGTATGCGGGTTGCCCGCGCAGCCTTTGGAGAAAAGCAATGACTGGCATTTGGCTGCTTCTTTTTATTCCCGCCGTCATCGTAGCGTGGGCGATTGCTATGGTCGCTCTTGCTTGGATGACTTGGAGCATCAGGGAGATTTTTCGTGACTGAGATTACAGAGGCTGATTGCAATGTCGCGGAATACATTGTGGGTGATCGTGCGCGTGACCTTGATTATCAGGTTGTGGCCTATCACCGCGAATGGTCGGTCCTAGAGGAACGCGCCAAGATTGTGGCATGGCTGCGGGGCATGGGTTTGCGCAACATTAATTACATCGCAGACGACATCGAAGCAGGGGAGCATTTGAAATGACCCTGCGCCAATTCCTGCAAGACAATTTCGGCTGGGATATTTACGACTGGGCCGATGAGATTAGATTTTAGAAGGAGAAGTAATATGATGACCCCAGAAGACGCAATGAGACAGGCCCACATGACGGCCGACCTGTACGCACATGAGGCAGCACGTACATTTGAGCGGATCTTTGGCTTCCCGCCAGAGGAGGACGCGCCGGCCGCCGCCATATTCATCGGCCAGTACATGCGCACCGCAGCTCACGACTTCGATGTCGCCATGCGGGGACGCGGCAAATGACAAACACATTCAGAGTTACCGACGCGGACATAAAGCGAGCCTGCTCGTACATAACGGAAGACAAGGCCATTGCCGACTACTTCCACGTCGACATAGCACGCGTGAAAGAGCTGCGTAAGAAGGTGGCCAACACCGCGGAGATCAAGGCCGAGCGTGCGCAGAAGCGTGCGCCCATGCACGCCACTGCCGAGGAGAACCGCATGCGCGCAAACGCAAAGCAGGGATCTGATGATTTGCTGCGCGCACTAATGAAATTCTTTGAAAACCGAAGGGCAACACTATGAGCAAGAAGATAACCGCCGCAGTCGAGGCCGAGAAGGCCGCCGTCATTGAGATGCTGGTGTCGATGCGGGAAGGCATAGATGTCGCCTCGCGCACCGCCGGACCTACGGACATCGGCACACTGCGCTTCGCCAGTGGCTTTGTGTCTGGCATTATCGAGAGCATCGAGGACAATCTGCACCGGGGAGAGGCTCCGCAGCCGAAGCCGTTAATTATTTTATCATAGGCACTTGCAACTTTGGGTTGCAAATGCGACACGCCAATTAGTAGGAGAGAGCAAATGAGTATCTTGGACACCATTAACCCTTGGGGCGCAGTGCGCCGCATACGTAAAGAGTTTGAAGATGCGCAGGCAGCGCACTGGGTTGAGTACGAAAAGTGGACAGCCACGAACAACAAACTCAAGGCGCAGATCGCTAAGGGCCACTTCCGCAATCCAAAGACAGGCCGCATTGGCCGCAAGGGAGTGACGTTTGAATGACTACCAAGGATGAACGTATCGCAGCCCTCGACCTCGCCATTGAGCGTGGTGGGGGCATCGTGCGCTTTGCAAAGAGTATGAACGTCACGCATCAGGCCGTCTACAACTGGCGGAAGCGCGGATGGGTACCGCCCGAGCGTTCTTTGATTATCGAGACAATATTTGGTGTTGAGCGAAGTCGGCTAATGGACCCCAATCTTGTCCGCGCAGTGAGCACGCCCGCAGCACACACTTTTTAAGAAGGCCGACGCACCATGACCGCTGTCCAGCGTATCACACCACACTTGCGCGAAATGAACGCGCCAGCACCCTTGCGCGACCTGCCATACTGGCTGTGTTGGAGGCTTGAGCCGTTCGACGGCGAGGTGAAGGCACGGAAAGTTCCGTACTATCCCACCGGCGAACGCCGCCACGGCACGCAGGGCGCGCCGCAGGACATGGCCAAACTGACGACCTTTGCCGTCGCACGGGATGCGGCCATCAAGGGAGGCTTTGACGGCGTGGGCTTTGCGCACACGTTGGCCGGCGGTGTTGTCACGCTCGACTTCGACGCGTGCGTCACAGACGGCGTCGTGCGTCCGGACATCCTTAGTCTGGTTGAGGGCACGTACGCAGAGTTCAGCCCCAGCGGTCAGGGCATCCACGCCATCTTCTTTGGACCTCCGAACCTGCTTGAGAACCGCAAGGCGCGCAACGAGGGGCCTGAGTTCGCGGTGGAGGCATTCAGCTCTGCGGGCTTTACGACGTTCACCGGGTGGCTACTCGATCACGTGGACATACTCGGATACGAGGACCGCATCGCGCCGCTGCCGCAGGCCGTTGTGGACGCATGCCAGCGCCGCTTTGGTAAGAGCCGCTCTGCCGTCGACAGCGAGGACTTCATGCTCGGTCGCGAGAGGCCGCTCGGTCTTTCCATAGAGCAGATCGAGGACATCCTGCGGCACCTGAGCCCAGACTGTAGCCGCGAGGAGTGGATACGCATCGGCACAGCCATCCACCACGAGACGGAGGGCGACGACACGGGCCTGTCCATTTGGGACGAGTGGTCCTCCGACGGTGTCACGTACCCCGGCTCTGAGGGCGTTGAGTACCAGTGGCGCAGCTTCAGGGGGCCAACCCCCGGCCGCGCGTCGATAACAATGGCCTCGGTCATCAAGATGGCCAAGGAGGTAGGCTACCGCCCCAGTGAGGCAGCCAGCAGGGAACAGATGCTCGCCAAGGCCGAGGCGATCATGGCTGAGCTGCCTAAAAAGAGTTTGGGCCGCTTCGGCCCCGTGCCAATCTACGACCTGTCCCTCGCACCGCCGATGGACTGGCTGATCAAAGGCGTCCTGCCGAGGGGCGAGCTGGGCGTGCTCTTCGGCGCGTCGGGATCTGGCAAGACGTTCGTGGCGCTGGATCTGGCATTCTCGGTCGCACGCGGCATCGCTTGGCGCGATCGGCGCACGACGCGCGGGCGTGTTGCGATCATCGCCGCAGAGGGCGGGGCGGGCATCGGCAAGCGCGGCGAGGCGTACGCACGCTACCATGACTTCAACTTGCAGGGCGTTGACGTGCACGTCATCACGGCCGCACCGAACTTCCTTGACAGCGACGACGTCTCCGAGGTGATAGCCGAGCTTAACAACATCGGCCCCGTTGACTTGGTCATAGTTGACACGTTCGCGCAGGTGACACCCGGCGCAAATGAGAACACGTCCGAGGACGTGGGCCGTGCACTGTCGAACCTCAAGCTCCTGCATGAGGCGACGCGCGCCATGAACCTTGTTGTCGCACACGCCGGCAAGGATCTCAGCAAGGGCGTACGTGGCTGGTCGGGCCTGAAGGCCGCAGCCGACGTCCAGATCGAAGTGGTTCGCCACGAGGATGGCACGCGCGAGATTATTATCGAGAAGATGAAGGACGGCGAGGACGGCATCCGCTGGGCCTTCCGGCTTGAAGTCGTCGAGGTCGGCATCGACTATGACGGTGACATCGTCACGAGCTGCGTCGCCGTGCCAGCGGAATTGCCGGTCAAGGTCGAGGAAGAGCGCATCGTATTGAAGCGTCGCGGACGTGTAGAAAATCACGTGTTGGAGATTATGACCCTGTTCGGCGACCAGAGTATTGTCAGCGCTATTGAGCTAATCGACCGCGCCGTGGCCGCATTACAGCCACCAGAGGACGGCAAGCGCGACACACGCAGGCAGTCCGTAACCCGCGCAATTCAGGCACTTAGCAAGGAGAAGGACGGTCCGTTGCGCATGGAAGGCGGAAAAATTATCTTCTACGAGTAAAAAATTGCAGATAGGTGTTGCAATGCCTAATTGCATGTGCCATTAAGGTGCATCAGCAACGAAGGAGTACACAACATGAGCACCGCATTTGCAACCATCAGCAACATCCACCCGGCCGACCGTCTGGGTGACATCAAGGCAGAGATCGCCCGCCTGTCGGAGATCTCAAAGTTCCTTGAGGCCGAACTTAAAGATCTTGGCGTCGGCGCGCACGAGGGCAACCTCTTCCGTGCCACCGTCAGCGAAGTGGCCGAGCGTTCGTCGCTCTGCCCCAAGGCTGCCGAGGCCAAGCTCCGCGAGCTGGGCGTTGACGGTCGCTGGTTCAGCAAGAACCAGAAGACCACCAAGGGCTACACCGTCCTCAAAATTGCAGCGAGGAAGGTATAATGACTGGCAGCATCCTCGCAGCGGAATACACGTCGGGTACCAATCGGTACCCGCCAACCCTCTACATCAACCGGATCGCGGACGGACGCCGTTCGAACGTGGCCGCCTTCACCGTGTCAGGCAAGCGCGAGGCGCGCAAGCTGGCAAAGCAACAGGGAGCAGAACCGTGGAACTTTTAGACCGCAGCCGTTACCGAATGCGCGAGGACAGCAACCTCCTCGAACAGGCGAAGTACAACCCCACCGCAGAGCTGGCCGTCGTGCTGGCCGAGCGTCTGGAGGAAGTGCAGTTCGAATTTGACGAACAGCTCGAGGAGGCAAAGGAGCGTGCGGCCGACTTTGAACGCGACGCCAACCACCTCGACGACAAGATCTACGAGCTGCAATCGGAGATCGACAAGCTCGAACTGATGCTGGGAGAGCGCGACCGTATTATTGACGAACTGAAGGAGCAGAAAAATGATTAAGATTGAAGTAACAGGCAACAGCATCCCCGAAGTGGCCGACAAGCTGCTGGCCATTGGTGCCAGTTTGCGTGCCAACGGCGCGCTTGTGGAGGTAGCCAAAGAGGCACTCGTGGACCCTACGCTGAACCGGCCTACGTCCGACGCCTCAGTGACTTCGCCCGATACGTCGAGCGATACGCCGCGTTCGGTGGCCCCCAAGAGTGCTCCCGCTGCTACAGTTACAGAGAGCCAGCCAACGACGAAGGAAGCCTCTTCTACCCCTGCCCCTGCGGCATTGGACTTTGACACGGACGTAGCGCCGCACGTGCTGGCCGTGGTGCAGAAGCTGGGCAAGCCGGCCGCGCAGGAGATCCTGTCGCAGTTCGGCGTTGAGAAGGCATCGCTGCTCGACCCTGCGCGTTGGCCTGAGCTGGTCACAGCATTGCAGGACGCGAGCTAATGGCCCACGCAAAGCTATCACCCTCGGGGGCGCACCGTTGGCTGCGCTGCCCCGGCAGCGTCGTCCTTGAGGCACCGTACCCAGACACGAGCAGCAGTTACGCCCGCGAGGGCACTGCCGCGCACGAGCTGGCGGCCTTTATACTTTCTAGCGAGAGACCGAATGCCCAGTACTATGTGAACCAGATATTTGAGTTCGACGACCACGGCGAAATGGTGGACTGGCGTGTAACGCAGGACATGGCCGATTACGTTGACGATTACATCAAGCTGGTCCGCGAGCTGGCGCAGGGTAAGATGCTGCTCGTTGAGCGCAGGGTGCCCATCAGCCACCTTACGGGAGAGGCGGGTGCCACCGGCACCAGCGATGTCGTCATCGTGGACACGACCGGCCGCAACCTAACCGTGGTCGACTTGAAGTACGGTATGGGCGTTCGCGTTGAGGCCGAGGAGAACCCCCAGCTCATGATGTACGCCCTTGGCGCGCTACACGAGTACGACGTTCTGGGCGTCTTTGAGACGGTCAGCATGTACATTCACATGCCCCGCCTGAACTTCGTCAGCGAGTATCACATACCCGTTCAAGAGCTGCTGAGCGCGGGCGAGGACGTCCGTCGCGGCGCGGAGCTGTGCCGCAAGGCAGAGGCGGCCGAGGAGGCAGATCTGGCCGAGTTCCTTGAGCCGGGCGAAAAGCAGTGCCGCTTCTGCAAGGCAAAGGCCACGTGCAGCGCCCTGCGTGCCGACATCACCGACGTTGTGGGCGGCGACGCTGCCTGCACCATTGATGAGTTCGCGGAGTTTCTGCCAGAGACTGTCGACAGCGAGACTGGCGACAACTACCTGCCGATCGCCATGTCCAAGGTCGCGCTGGTCGAGGATTGGTGCAAGGCCGTCCGCGCCGAGGTCGAGCGCAGATTGTTCGCCGGCCAGAAGGTGGACGGCTACAAGCTGGTCGAGGGCAAGCGCGGCCACCGCAAGTGGGGGAATGAGGCGGAGGTCGAGGATCTCTTCAAATCTTTCCGCATGCGGCAGGACGAGATGTACGATTTGAGCTTGATTTCGCCCACCAAGGCGGAGAAGGTGTTCAAGCAAAATCCCAAGCGCTGGGCTAAGGTCACTGACCTTATCACCCAAAGCGTGGGCAAGCCATCTGTGGCACTGGCCACGGATAAACGACCAGAGATGGTCATCCAGTCGGTCTCTGATGATTTCAGCGACCTCATTAAAACGCTAAACTGAGAATAGGATAATTGAAAATGGCTGCTAAAAAACAACTTATGCTGAAGAACGTCGTTCTGGCCTTCCCGAACATTGCCGAGCCGCAGGCCTTCGGAAAAGGTGAACCAGCATACGGCGCAAAATTCCCCATCGTACCCAACAGCGAACAGCACAAGGCTATCGAAGCCGCGATGCTGGAAGTTGCCAAGGAAGAGTGGGGCGATAAGGGCCCGAACATTCTCGCCACCCTCACCGAGGACGACAAGGTCGCCTTCACCAAAAAGGTCTACAAGAACAAGACCTCCGGCGAGCCGTATCAGGGCTTCGAGGACAAGCACTACCTGTCGACACGCAACCCCAAGACCCAGCCGAGCGTTTACAACGCGTACGGTGACGACGTGGTCGGTAAGGCAGACATTGAGCGCGAGGCTTTCAGCGGTGCCGTTGTCAACGCCTCGATCGAGATCTGGGCACAGGACAGCAAGGACTGGGGCCGTCGCATCAACTGTTCGCTGCGTGGCATCATGTTGACAGGCGAAGGCGAGAACTTCGGTGGTGGCTCAAAACCAGCATCGGCCGATGAGTTCGCCGCCTTCGCTAAGTCCAAGGCCGACGCCGAGGACATCCTGTGAGCGTAATCGGCCACAACTCCAGCGAGGAGCAACTGCGCCTCTTAATCGAGCGTGTTGAGCGTCTGGAGGAAGAAAAGAAGGGCGTTTCGGAGGACATCCGGGACGTCTACAGTGAGGCCAAGGCCGTTGGCTTCGACCCGAAGATCATGCGTCAAATCGTCCGCCTGCGGAAGATGACAAAGGATGATCGGGCGGAGATGGAGGCCATACTGGAGACCTACAAAAAGGCTCTTGGCATGGATCTGCTCTAACTGTATAAGATTGGTGCGTTGGTCTTTTATCCACCCTTTAGGGCCAACGCACCTTCTTTCTGGCGAGCCGCGCGCGGGTGCGGGTACTCCTGCGTTGCTGATACACGAAGCGCGCGGCTCACCTGAAAGAAGGAGTATCAGCATGAGTAAGTTAACAATCCCACAAATCCGCGAAGAAGTGCAGCAGCTCACTGCTGAAAGCACGCAGTTGGCGCGCCGGCAGATCCAGATCAACGCACGCATAGACGCCTTGATGCAGGAGACGTACCGCCGCAGCTACACACGCGCGCCTACCACTAGCCGCCGCGTTACGGCCGCCGTTCGCGCCTCAGTGCGCGGGATGGCCGCCTGCGAACCAGACGCCTCGCACCAAGAGATTGCGACTGCCCACGGCATCAACATCGGCCGCGTCAGCGAAATCCTGCACGGCAAGCGATGAGCACGCTCTGGCTCGACCTCGAAACCTACAGCCCTGTGCCTATCAAGCACGGGGCGCATCGCTACGCCGAGGAGGCTGAGGTGCTGTTGGTGGCTATCGCAGTAGACGACCAGCCCACCGACGTGTGGGACACACAGTTCCGGCCCACGTGGAAGCGCGACCTCCAGTCTCTGATTGGCGCAGCCGAGCGCGTCGTCATCCACAACAGCGCCTTCGATCGCACAGTCCTGCACCACCAAGGCGTGCACGTGCCCGTGGACAAGGTCGAGGACACCATGATCATGGCGTTGGCGCACAGCCTACCTGCGTCGCTGGGCACGCTCTGCGACGTTCTGGACGTCCCGCAAGATAAATCTAAAGACAAAACCGGCAGACGGTTTATACAGCTATTCACGAAGCCGTGTCCGAAGAACTGGAAGATCCGGCGCGCCAACATGGGAACCCATCCGGATGAGTGGACCGCCTTCATCGAATACGCCCGCCTCGATGTGGACGCGATGCGAAACCTACACGGACGAGTGCCGCATTGGAACAATTCACATAGTGAGCGCTACCTTTGGCGACTTGACCAAGGAGTTAATGACCGTGGTGTCGCCGTCGATGTGGACCTCGCTAAGTCAGCAATCCGAGCTTTTCGACGAGCTTCTGGATCTCTGGCCGCTCGTGCAGCCAGTCTAACCGGCGGGCAGGTTTCATCCACGACGCAGCGCGAAAAGCTGTTGACGTACCTAAAGGACGATCGCGGCTTTGACACCGACGACCTGACCAAGGCCACCGTCGAGACGGCACTGAAGGGCGAACTCGACCCGAAGGTGCGAGAGTTGCTGGAGATCCGCCAGCAGGCCTCGGCCACCTCCCCTGCCAAGTATCAAGCGTTGCTTGACGCTACGTCACAGGACGGCCGCCTGCGCGGGACGATACAGTTCTGCGGCGCGGGGCGTACAGGCCGTGACGCGGGCCGGATATTCCAGCCGCAGAACCTGCCCCGATCGCCCGACTGGTTCGACGGTGACGTGCAGGAGGCCACCATCGCCGCCTTCAAGGCCGACTGCGAAGATCTCATTTACGACAACGTCAGCGAGCGCTGCTCTTTCGCCGTGCGCGGGTGTCTGGTCGCCGCCAAGGGCAAGAAGCTGGTCATCGCCGACCTGTCCAACATCGAGGGGCGCGTACTGGCTTGGATGGCCGGCGAGGAGTGGAAGATCGAGGCCTTTAAGGCTTACGATCGCGGCGAGGGCGCGGACTTGTACAAGGTCACCGCCGGGCGCATCCTCGGAAAGGATCCGTTCGACGTGACGAAGGGCGAGCGCCAGACGCAGGGTAAGGTGCCTGAGCTGGCCGGAGGTTATGGCGGCGGCCTCGGTGCCTACCGCAAGATGGGCGGCGCGGTGTTCGACGCGATGGACGACGACGCCATCATGGAAATCGTGCAGGCGTGGCGCAAGGCGCACCCTGCGACGAAGCGCTTCTGGTACGACGTCGAGGGCGCGGCGCGCGCCGCCGTGCGTACCGAGGGCGAGAGCTTCGCCGTGCGCGGCGAGATGGTGCGCTTCGACAGCATGCTCGGCCCAGACAAGGTTAGGTACGTGCGCTGCCGCCTGCCCTCTGGGCGGTACCTGTGCTACCGCAGCATGCACGTCGACGAGGACGGCAAGCTGCAATATGAGGGTGTGAACCAGTTCACGCGCAAGTGGGAGCTACAGGAGACGTACTACGGCAAGCTGGTCGAGAACATCGTTCAGGCCGTGGCGCGCGACGTGTTCATGACGGGCATGCGCCGCGCCGAGGAGAACGACTATCCCGTCGTTCTGCGCGTGCACGATGAGCTTGTGTGCGAGGTGCCGAACCACAAGGGCTACGACGCCGACGTGCTGGCGACAATGATGTCAACGAACCCAAGCTGGTCGATAGGCCTGCCCCTGTCGGCGGCGGGCTTTGAGGCTCTGAGATATAGGAAGGAATAAGGTTATGGCAGCCGAATACAACGAATACAACATCACATTTCTGTATGGATTTATGGAGCCGGACGGTGGCGCATCGTTCGGTTTCAACGCCGACACAGACCGCAAGCTGATCCTGACCAAGGAGCGGTGCTTTGAGGCCGCCAATGCCGACACGGCGACTGTGCTGGTTAAGGACGGAAAACCAAAACCCAAGCGCGATGCGGATCGTGCGTATCTGCATTACATCATCGACTGTTGGCTTGACGGCGAACCTGTGACGCTTCAACCCAGTGAGCTGGAGTAATATGTTCACGCAACTGAACCCGTCGATACCGATGGACACGCCCAAAGGCTCTGGCCTTGCGCTGGCCGTCATCGACTACGGGCTGGAGCACAACCTGCTCTGGGTCGTCGCGATCGACGCCACCGGCGAGGTCTGGTGCGTGCCGAATGCCGACGTGCGCATGCAGAAGAACTGGTCCGCCGGGCGGCCCGGAGAGTGGTCGGAATGACGCCCGCGGGCAAGTTACAGGATCACCTGAAGCACGTCGTACAGAAGAGTGGGGGTCAGTACCGTAAGGTGCGCTGGGAGGGCCGCAGGGGCTGCCCAGACTGCTTTGTGTGGTGGACGTGGCCCAAGGCGGCCTTCATTGAGATCAAGGCCGACGGCGACCGCGTCAGCGGGCACCAGCAGCGGGAGATTGAGCGCATGAGAAACGACGGTTTTCCGGTCTTTATCGCCCGGTCGATAGAAGAAATCGACGAAATTGTAGAAAAAGTGCGAAAGGGTATTGCAACCTGATGTTGCATGTGCCATTGGGGTGCATCAGCAACGAAGGAGTACACGACATGACAAAGACACCCGGACAGATCGCATACGAGCAGGACGTAATACGCCAGCCGTGCTACTTACCCCGCGTTGACGGAACTCGGCTTCCGCGCGTTCCGTGGGTCGAACTGGGCGCTATAGAGCGCTGGTCGTGGGAGAAGAACCCGACACCAAGGAAATGGTGAAATGACCTTCAAGCCACACGACTATCAGAAAGAGGCAATGGCGCACCTGTACAAGGTGCGCCGTTCCGCGTTGTGGATGCCGATGGGCGGCGGGAAGACCGTGTCCACGCTGACCGCGTTGGATAACCTGTCGCTGGTCGAGGATGTGTTCCCCGCGCTGGTGCTGGCACCGCTGCGCGTCGCGAAGTCGACGTGGCCCGATGAGGTGGCGAAGTGGCCCCATCTGGCGCACTTGCGCGTCAGCGTCGTCACCGGCACGCCGAAGCAGCGGCAGGCTGCGCTCGACACGCCGGCGGACATCTACTGCACGAACTACGACAACCTCGTCTGGCTGCGCACTGCCCTTGGCGACGCGTGGCCGTTCAAGACCGTGGTGGCCGATGAGTTCACGCGCCTGAAGTCCTACCGCATCCGTCAGGGCGGATCTCGCGCCAGAGCGTTGGGTCAGGTGGCCCACGCAGAGGGGAGCCGCTTCATAGGGCTTACAGGGACGCCTGCGCCAAACGGTGTGAAGGATCTTTGGGGCCAGATATGGTTCCTCGACAAGGGCGAGCGGCTGGGCAAGACGTTCAGCGCCTTTGAGCAGCGGTGGTTCCGCAAGGGGTACGACGGCTACAGCCTCGTGCCGTACGAGCACACGCAGCGCGAGGTCGAGGAGAAGCTGCGCGACATCTGCCTGACGGTGCAAGGCCTTCAGGTTGACGAACCGATCACGACGCCGATCTACGTCGACCTGCCACGCGCCGCCCGCGCCGCGTACAACGAGATGGAGGCGGAGATGTTCGCCGTAATTAACGAGGAGGGTGTCGAGGCACCCAATGCCGCCGTTCGCACGCAGAAGTGTCTGCAGATCGCCAACGGGGCCATATACACGAATGACGTAGGAGAGTGGGAGGATGTACATGCCGCGAAGTTGGACGCACTGGAGAGCATTATTGAAGAGGCCAACGGTGCGCCTGTTATCGTTGCCTATAACTTCAAGCACGATCTCGAACGTCTACAGGCTCGTTTCCGTCAGGGTCGGGTGCTGGACGCTAACCCTGATACGATCAGGGACTGGAACGCCGGACGGGTGCCGCTACTATTCGCTCACCCTGCGTCGGCGGGGCACGGGCTCAACCTCGCGGACGGCGGGAACATCCTCGCCTTCTTCGGGGTCAACTGGAACTTAGAAGAGCACATGCAGATCATCGAGCGCATCGGCCCCATGCGGCAGAAGCAGGCGGGCTACGATCGCCCGGTGCATATCTACCCCATTCTCGCCCGCGACACGGTGGACGACATGGTCATGGAGCGCCTGTCCTCGAAGAAGAGCGTGCAGGAAATTCTATTGGAAGCGTTGAAAAGAAGGAAAACCTAATGGCTTTATATTATTCCGAGGACGGGTTCCCGTTCCTCGCACCACCATACAGTGAAGAGGAAAAATGGGAGTTTGAGCAGCGGCTTCGACGGGGTGGTGACATCACCATTATCCGCCAGCGGCAACCAGACCACCCTGAGCCATCGCCGGACGACCCCGAGCAATAAGGTCGAACAACGCCTGTAGGCGTTCCTGTTCGGCAATGGCTTCGCGGGCGCGCTGCACGTCTTCGCGCACCGGCACCCCAGCCCTGCGGGCCTCTTCGTCGCGCAGGAAGCGTCGCCCGAATTGCTCCGCAACGCGCGGGTCTTCAAGCATGGCCTCGCGGTACTTCGGTGTCATCTGATCGAGATAGCCGCGCAGAGCCTCGCTGACAGCGCCGCTGCCTTCCGGCTGCATCCACGCATCCTCAAGGCCGATGTAGTCGCCAGTCGTACCGATTTGCTCTGGCCGCGTGGAAGAGCCAAGTATCCGACGTATATCGGCGCCGAGGTTGCCTTGACCAAGCGACATGGGTTGCCGCAGCGCGCGCATCGTCTCGGAGCCGAGCGGCAAGCCCCCAAAGTTGGTGAGCATGACGCCTTCGCCGAGATCTCCGACGTCGGGCAGGCCATACTTCGCGCCGCGCTCGCGCAGCTCAAGCAGTCTCTGGATGTCGGTCGGCGAGCCGGTGGGTATGAACAGCGCGCCAGCCTGCTCAAGATCTTTCGGCAGGATTGGCATCGACCATGCACCGGCACCCTGCGTGTCGGCCACAGCGCGGACGGCTTCTGCGCCACTCATCGCGTTGTATTGATCTGGCAGCGGATTGCCGTCAGGCCCAATCTCTAGGCGCGGCCTTGCAGCGAAGCCGATGTTGCTCTCCAGCGCAGCGCCGGGCACGTCTGGCTCGTATATCCCAGTCATGCGGACAGTTGGCGACTGCGGTATTCCCAACACGTCGTATAGGGTGTCAGTGCCTTCCGAGGTCTGCCATGACGTGGCCGGATCAAGGCTGAACTGTTCGCGCAGCGCCTCGTCCCCCAGCACATCTTGACGGTGCCGGGTCATGACGCCGGGTGCCAGTTCGTAGGTACCGTATGCTGTGCTGCCCCGCTCTGGCGGCACCGTCTTAACAGACAAACTTGACTTTGCGGCTGCCTTCTTTTTCGTCGCGATCTTCGTCGCACCTTTAATGGCTGACTTCTCTGCGGCCTTAATCGCTTTACGTGTGGCGACGCCTGCGGGCCGTCCGAGGATAGGCACGGCGGACAGTATGGCGGTTCCGGCCATCGCTTCCATCTTCTCAGCCTCGGCATCGCGGCCCTGCGCACGCAGCTTGCGTGCGGTCTCGCGGACGTCACCGAAGTCACGGATGGCGGCGAGGGGTGAGAAGATTGCGTCTTCGATAAAGGCGTTCGGGTCTTCCACCGCTGCGTCAAGCGTGGCCGTAGCAATGCCCTTGACGTCACGGCCAACGCTTGAGGGCGTTGACGACTTGATGTAGTTCACGACGCGGCTCGGTATCGACGCGATCCCGCTGCCGAGTTTATCTATGTTCGCCGTTGCCGCTTCATTAGCTCGAAGCCGCTCGGCCCGCTTCGCCTCAAAACGACGCTTCTGGGTCGCCTTCGCGCTTTGCTTGCGTACGGCAAGGGGCTTCGCCGAGGGGGTGGGCGTGACTTCCCACTGACCCGTTTCGTCGTTGTAGAACGAAATCTCGAACCCGTTACCAGCCATTAACGTAACCCCTCTTAGCGGCGCATGCCGTAATGGCGTGCCAGATCGGCAATGGATGCCACGCCGCCGTTGCGGAACGCCTGAACGCGGCCACCACGGTACCTGCCGCCCTCTGGCTTCAGAAGGTCCGCAAGTTCCTTGACGCGGCGGCCCGTTGCCAGTTCGACGAACGTGTCCGTCTCAGGGTCGTATTCAACGGCCTTGTCTCCGAACATTGTGACGCCTTTGATTGGAACTTCTGCGGCCACTTCGGCAACCGGTGCAACAGCCACCCTTTCACCCTCGGACGCGAGTACTGGCTCTTCCCGCGCTTCGGGCACCAGAGTTGGTATAAGGCCCGGAGCCAATACCCGCTCCGGCAAATACTTCTCGGCGAGGTCTGCAATATCGCCACCGATAGCGGGGCGGTCAAACATAAACTTCGACAAGCCGCGCTGTCCACCGCGAGAACCTAACAGGCTAAGGATGGCGAGCGGGGTCAGCGTTGTTGCTGCACCGTAGGCCGCGTCCTCGCCAGAGAGGCCCGTTTCTTGGCTGTATCCGAGGCCGCCGCCAGCAACGCCGCCAGCACCCGCGAGGCCCAAACCAGTCAACGCTGCGCGACGGGCGGTGCCGCTGTCTGGCATTTTCGACGGGATGACGTTCTGCGCCAACCGCGAAAGTTCCTTCAGCGGAGGCGTGCCGGGGTATTTACGGCCACTAGCAGACACGGCTTGCGTGAGGTTGCCCGGCGTGAACACGTCGGCACCCATACCCGTTGGGTCCATCTTCGCACGCTCTATGGCGTCTTCCAGTATTTTCTCGCCGCGATACATTGTGTCGGCTTCGCGGAGGAGGGGCACGAGGGTTGGGTCTTGCCGCTCCACCGCCTCGCGCAAGACGTTGCCAACGCCACCGAGGGCGTTCCTGTAGTCCTGCTCGAAGCCGGGCTTCGTCGTCTCGCTCTTGTACCCGCTAATTTTACGTTGCGCCTGTTGATAATCAGGGCCGGACATGGTGCCGCTACGTCCGATTGGCGTATCTATGATGCTATTTTTGACTGCGAGATCGAATTTGTCCGCGAACTCGCCTGTCAACTGGCTGCGTGTGGCGAGGGCATCAACCATGTCCTGCGTGAACAGCGGGTCATTCAAGTCGAATTGCTTGCCCGCAACTGCGTCGTCGTACGCCTTTATCCGCGCCGCTTTCACCGCAGCTATACCCTCGTCGCCGTAGCCCATAGGCTGGCCGCCAACTTCGCGGAATGCTGCTTTGTTTAGGTCGGCGATGCTTTCGCCGCGTCGCGCGTTAATTACATCACCAATTATGGGTATCGAGGTGGCTGCGTCTTCGATTGACTTCGGTGCGCCGCCCAGTTGCTGGCCGATGGTGAGGTCTTCTACGCCGTACCGGTCAATCAGTTTCTGGACTGTGGGCGCGCGATCCGCGCCGCGCAAAATGAAGTCGCCCGCGTTGCCGAGGGTCTTTCCGAGTACGTTACCGGCAACGCCTGATATAGCTCCGCCAGTGGGATCGCCCTCAACGGCAGCGCCGTAGGCCGCGCCCTGCGTAGCGTCGCTGAGTAGGTTACGCGCAAAGGTCGCGCCCTTACCCCCAGACATGATATACTTTTGCAGTTCGGGCGCTTGAGTTAAAAGTTTGGACATGCCCGCGCCGCCAAGTTTCGCGAGGGCCGCACTACCGCCGATAGAGCCACCAATGTCGCCCACCATGGCGGCGTTAGGGTTGAGTTCGCGGAGTTGCGCCATTTGTGGGAGTACGGCGTCGAGGGCGTTCAGGCCCAGACCAGAGACGCCCGTCGCAACGGCGGTGCCCACTGGGTTCATCACAGCCGTGCCCGCCGCCCGCTCAAACATGTTGCGTGTGTCATCAACGGTCACCGGAGGTATGGTGACGTTCACGGGCTGCTTAGGGTCGTTGTATTGCTTCAGATACTCGATGGTGCGAGGATCGTCCTCGTAAGGCAAGTCTGGGCGGAAGCCGTACTTTGCGTCAAGAGCGCGACGGACGTTGGCGTATTCCTTCAGGCCCACAGTGCCGCGAGGGTGTTCCGCAAGCCAAGCGTTCATCTCCGCCTGCATCTCTGGCGGGATGGGCATGCTCTTCTTCTCTGCGTCGGACGCAGCCGCCTCCATCCCGATGGGTTGGGCAAACGCAGCGTTGTCAGGAAGCGCGGTAGTGGTGTCTGCCTGTGTCGGGGCTTCAGTTCGCAGGCTATCCAACTCGGGCGGTATGTCCTTGAACGTACCAACCTCGCGGACGCCCAGCTTGCTGCGCTCGCTCTCTGGGAGGGCGAGGTACTGCTGCGCCGCTACCTCCACAGGTTCGGTCCACTTGATGGGTGCGAGGCCCATCGACCGCGCCTTCGCGTCTATGCGGCGGCGTAAGTTGTAAACCTTGCCGAGGAAGGTGAGATCGAAGTCTGAGGTCGACGGCTGGTTGGCCGAGACAAAGCGTGTGGCATCGGCGTCCGACTGTGAGCCCATGCCGGGGATTTTGAAGAGGGCCAAACCTACGTCCGCAAGGCCCGCAGCGGTTGAGTTTATCGCGCCCTTCTCTTGCGTCGGGAAGTACTCCAACGTGGATTGGATTAGACCCTGTCCCGCGAGGTTTTTGTTAAACTGTTTGGTCAACAGGTTGATCGCGTCCACGGCGGTGTTCATGTCGCCGAGTATGCGCGTATCCGCCGTCTGTTCCGTTGCAGTTTTGGCTGGGCCTTTAAGGGCGTTAATGGCCGCCTGCGCGTCTGCCTTGGCCTTTTCTGCGTCGGCCACAGCCTTGTCGGCCCTAGCTCGCGCCTCACGCACCGCGTCTACCGAGGTCGCGTTGATGATGTCGGCTTCAGCTTGCTTCTTCCGCGTGTCCGCATCCGATATCCGCTTTGCGAAATCAGCCTCGACGCCTCTGATCTTTGCGCTAGACGCAGCTTCAGACTGTTTCGGCGATGCTTGCGTGTCTAAATAGTCCGCAGGGTTAAGCGTTTGCATTTAACGTCCTTTGTTTTTTAGGCCACGTTCGTAAGCCGCTTTTAAATCTACCGCAAACGTCGGATAATACGCCACTGCGGCTTGTAAGTTTTCCTCTGTGGGGTCCTGTTCAAGCGCCTTGTAATACTCCGGCTTTGGCACGCGGTTGAACTCCGCGCCGATAACTCGGTTGGTAGCTCGGTCACGAAGTACGCCACCGACATCTACACCCACAACCGGCTTTGGTTGTTTCAGTTTCTCCATAGCAATCGAGGTCGATAGGCCCTGCTTGGCAAGGCCCATCTGTTGGGCAAGCTGATCGGCTTCCAGCTTCTCAAGCGCCTCCTGACGCGACATTTCACCCTCGCGCTTGACCCGCTCCTGCGCCGCTAATACTGGAGCGACGTTACTCAAGACGGCTCCCAAGCCGCGCCTCTTCGTCGGAGTGGCAAACGCCGCCGACAACTGGAACATGCGCTCGCTGAACGAGGGACCGTACCGCTTCTCTTTCAGAGCCTTAGCCTGCGCGTCGTAGCGTGCCTGTTGCTCCCTCGCGAGTTTGTCAATCCTAGTCATAGCGTCGCTGACGGACAGGCCGCCAACAGCGTCGTCTCCGATCAGCTTTCCATTTTCGTCGTACATCGCATTGCCCTCAATTATGGTTTCTTGTCGCCAATAAAACCACTCAAAGCAGCTAGAATGGCGGCGATGTCAGACCCCGTACTCGTTTTCGCCGTGTCGGCGCTGCCTATCGGCGATATACCATAGGACCTGTCCGCACTCGGAACGCCAGTGGCGACGCCCTTGAAGGTGGCCATCATTTTGTCGAGTTGCTCCTGATCATAGCCTTGTTGACGCAGGAAGTCAGCGTAGGCCACATCGAGGTTCTTCTGACCCTGCTGCTGTTGCAGCGCGCCAATGTTACCCAACGCGCCCGCGCCGGTGAGGCCGAGGGTCTGTGCCTGCTCGCCGAGGTTCGACAGAGCGCCAGCGGCCGCAAGTTGCTGCTGTGTCTGCGACTGAGCCATATCGCCGGCCGTGCCGGCAAGGGTGCCGAAGCGTGACAAGTCGGTGCCTGCAAGCCCTGCGGCTTCAGAGTATCCAGACTGGAGAGCCTTCGTCTGCTGCGCGAGGATGTCGGCGCTGACGTCGCGAACGGCGCGTGAGGTGTCGGTCATCATGCCCGAGGGCGTGCCCGCGCCATCGCGGCCACCGAAGCCGAGCTGGCCCGCTTGGATGTACCGACCCTCGATCGCAGGCATAAGGTTTTCGGTAAGATTGCGCGTGCCCATCTCGGCAATGCGGTTGGTGACGGCAGCATTGTACGGGTTCATGTACTGGTTGATGTTCGCCACGGATGTCTGGCCCGCCTGCGACAGGTACGGCTGCGCGGTGTTTAACGCGCCCGGACCGGCTGCGGCGGCCTTTGCGGCGGTTTCGGCCTGACTAAGATAAGGTTGATACACGCCAGCCGCCGTGTCGGTTAGCGTAAACGATTTGTTCTGCGGTGCGGTAAATTCCGCGACGCGCGGCATAGGCGCTTTTACGTAGTCACGGGAGGATATGGCCTTCTGCCCCGCCAGAATGTCCATCGCGTAGTTGGTGTACCACTCAGGCAGCACCTGCTGCTTGGTCATATCCGTTAGTGCCGAGCCTTGCGGTATCGGTTTGGCCCCCTCGGCTGTAAATGTTGTGGTAGTCATTAAACGCGTCCTCCAGACAAATACGCTTCGGGGTTCTTGGCATTAGCACTAAAGCGGCCCTTTGCCAACTTCTTGCCCTTGTGTTTACGAACTTTAACCCGAAGGTCATCTAACTTCTTTGCGCCGGCCTTACTCGATCCGTCACCTAACAGGGCGACAGTCTCGGCGTCGATGACATACTCACCGTCGGACAGTACCGCAGGAATGTCGTCGCTACGCCCAGTGCCGGGGCCGTTAACTGCAAATTCAGTGCGCAGCGACCGGCCTCCGCGCTTTGCGGAGAATGCGCCACCCTTGGCCATGCCGGGCGTTGTGGCAGGCGTGGCAGGCGTGGCAGGCGCGTAGTCGAAGAAGCTAAGCTCAGGCCGTGTGCCGTAAGTCAACCAGTCTACGTCGCCCATCGCGCGCGGTGTGCGGGTCGCGCCGATATTGCCGAGGCCGAGGCCGCCTGCGGCAGGCAGCTTGGCCGTGTATACGGAGCCCAGACCGCCCGCGCCGACGCCAGTGCCGCCGTATGTGCCCGTTTGACCTGTGCCACCGCCACCAACATTGCCGACTGCGGCAGCCGCGAGAGCTGCAAGGCGCAGGGCTTCTGCGATCTTCTGCCGCTCTTCTTCCTTCTTCTTCTTCTCGTCTTCCTCGGCCTTCTTTTTAGCTGCCTCTTCGGCAGCCAGCTCTTCAGCAGTTTTTGTGGTACCGCCACCACCGCCGCCGCCACCGCCTTTTCCTTTATTACCCTCCGCGAGAATTTCAGCTTCCTTCCTCAGCCGCTCTTCTTCGGCGAGTTTGTCTGCTGCTTCCTGCTTCAGCCGCTCTTCTTCTTCCTTCCGCTTCCGCTCTGCCTCTTCGGCAGCCAGCTCTTCAGCAGTTTTTGCGCCACCGCCACCAGTAGTTACACCACCAGTTCCACCAGTTCCTTTATCACCCAGTGCGAGAATTTCAGCAGCCTTGCGCGCTTCCTCATCTGCTGCTGCTTTAGCGGCTGCGTCTCGTGCGGCTTTATCTGCTGCGTCTTGTGCGGCTTTGTCTGCTGCGTCTTGTGCGGCTTTGTCTGCTGCGTCTGCTGCTTCCTTCTTCAACCGCTCTTCTTCTTCTTTGAGCCTCCGCTCTTCGGCAGCCGCGCGCTCGGCCTCTGAAAGACCGCCACCGCCGGTAGGTACGTTAGCCGTTCCGCCTGTTGTGTCAGCGCCTGTGACGGTAATTTTAGCTTTGGCTGCTGCCTCTGCTGCTACCTTGTCGGCCGCCTCTTCAGCAGCCTTGCGCGCGGCCTCGTCGGCTGCTGTTTTGGTTGCTGCGTCTGCGGCTGCTTTGTCTGCTGCTGCTTTGAGCGCCGCCTCTTCTTCTTTGAGCCTCCGCTCTTCGGCAGCCGCGCGCTCGGCCTCTGAAAGACCGCCACCGCCGGTAGGTACGTTAGCCGTTCCGCCTGTTGTCGTACCACCTGTGACGTTAATACGCGCTGCCTCGTCGGCTGCTGCTTGGGTAGCCTTGATTGCGGCTTCGGCTTCTTCAGCCACCCGCTCAGCCTCTGAAAGCCCACCACCGCCGCCAGTATTTACGTTAGCCGTTCCGGTCGTTCCTTTAGCGCCCGTTGCGACGATATCAGCAGCCTTACGTGCATCTTCAGCAGCCTTGAGTGCTTTGTCTGCTGCCGAAAGTCCACCGCCGCCAATATTTAAGTTAGCCGATCCTACCGCTGGAGTAGATACTACGTTAATAAGCGAGGGGTCGATGTCTACACCAGTGCCGGTGCCAGTGGAGGCGCGCGCGCCGACGCCCAACGCTTTAGTTATGTCTGGCGACGCGTAACTAAGCGCGCCAGAGGCAGCGCCGCTAAGGAGTGAGCTCTTCAAGTCCTGCCCCGTTACAAGACCGCCGACCGTGGAGCCGATGCCAGTGCCTACTGCGGTGGCAAGTCTTGGCACAAGAGCTGTACCAAATGTATTTCCGGCTTCAAACATAGGCCCAAGGACTTGGCCACCGGCGGCAGACAGGCCGCCCATCACCGCGCCTTTAAGAGGGTCGTCGCCCTTAAAAGCCGCGCCCGCGCCACCGAAGGCCGCGCCTGCGGCGATGGTGCCGAGTACGTTCAACCCCGGTATCGCCATAACTGCGAGGGGCAGGGCGGTGCCGATGACATCGCGTATAACCGAACCTTCGTTATAATCAGTCGGTCCTGAAATCCAGCGCTCACCAAAATAGGACGAACCATCGGGGTTGGTTGGACCTTGTTCAAGTTGTTGAATGTCCCACGACGCTTTCTGGCCCTTCGTGGCGCTCAGGTTCTGCGCAAACCTAACGGCTTCCGCAGCAGCCTCGGGCCCCTCGCCGCTGAACAGGACGTTGCCCTTGCGATCTGTGACGCGAATGGGGCCGCCTCGGTATTCAAAAAGGTTCGACCCTTGGCCCGCGATGTCGAAGCCTGTGCCCGCACCTAAGTTGTCCATCGGGGCCGATAAGTATGTACCCGGAGTTGGCGTATTCGCTGCAATCCTGCGGGCTTCGCGCTGCTCAGGCGTCAAGGCCGCACCGCCCGTGACGGGTCCGCCGTTGGCGTACGCGGGTACGATCGTTTCCAAATGGTTGCTGAAGCCGGGGATGTAGTTCATGAGCTTTTACCTTCGAGCATTGGATATACACGCATTCCCCATTCACGCCAATCAGAGAACTGATAGGGGTCTGGAATAATTTGCTGCGTAAATGGTGAGGCACGCAGTAGCCCTATCGCCCAGCCTTGCCACTCGGCCTCCTCGGGAGGCGTGCCGAATGCCCACGCGTCGTTGACCGACAGTATAACCGAACAGGCCCAGTCTTGCCAAGTCATTCCGCGCGGGTCGATCATCAGCCGAGGGTCGTGCCATCGCCGGGCTGGACGTGCGCAAGCACGAGGCCCATCTGATAGTCACCGCCGAGGGCGTTGCTCTCGAAGCGGAAGCGCAGTTCGCGCCGCTGTGTCTTGAGGTATACGACCTGCTCCTGCGGCGTCTGCGGCGTCTCAGGGAACGTCATGACAATGCCGTTGACTTCAGGCGCGCGGGCGTTGGCTCGGCCCATGACCTGAACCGTCATGTCGCCGCTCTGCACGAAGTCAGGCTCAAGCATCAAGACCTGCATGGCCCTGTTGGTGCCCGACGAGACGGGCAGAGACAAGTCAGCCGTCTCAAAGAACGACTGTATCGGGTTGAGCGTCAGGCCGTCAATCTCGTCCGTGCCGACCTCGTGAACCCAGAACTTGTACGGGTTGTCGAACGTGATGTTGAATGTGGCGGCGGAGCCAGCGCCGCCAGTCACGCTGACTGGATTGGTTGGAGCGGTGCTGTACTGCCCCGCGTTGGTGATTGTGACGCCAGTGATGCCGCCCGTGCCGTTAACCGTGGACACCGTCAACTCTGTCGTAATCTGACCGATGCCGCCCACGACGGCAAGCGTGTTACCCGCAACATAGCCAGTGCCCGCCGCGTTAATGGCAACGCTAAAGGCTTCAGCCTCTTGCGGCGCAACGCCAGACAGGAGCGGCTTGCGGAATACCGCAGGGAACAGACCCGCACCGCGCCCGTCATTGGGCAGCTCGGTGTCGTACCACGTATTCTCGCGGACGTTGTAGATGACGGCGTGGTTCGGCTCGGTGCTGTCGCCAAACGGGAAGCACCACCATATCTCACCGAAGCGCGGAACCTTATACGCAAACACCTTCTGGCGCTGCGCATAGTTCAGATTGTCGAAGAAGAAGTTGAGGTTCAGGTTGTTCTCGACTTCGCGCACGACGCCGTTGAACATCAAGAAGCGGTCGGTGCCGATCCAGTAGAAGATGCCGTCATACTCGATGACGCTGTTGGCCGCCAAGATTGACGACTGCGTGCTGATCGTGTCGAACTGGAATACCGCCGTGCCGCCGACATAAGTGCCGCGAATGAGGCTGTCCGCCGACCAGAACAGGCCAGACGGGCTGTTGCCCGGTCCGCCGCGCAGTGGCATGGCCTTAATGATCTTCTGACCTGTTATGTACGCGTTGCCCGCGCCAGAGCCGGTGAAGTCCGCTGGGTCATTGGGCACGGACCACGCCGCGTAGCCGTCGTTGCCGAAAGCGAACGTGTAGGGCGGCAGTGTCGCAACGCCGCCTGTGACACTGAAGTTGGCGGGCACCGCGGTGACTTGCGTCAGGGCACTCGTGCCGAGGAGGTCGCCAACGAAGAGCGCGCCGCCGTCACTGTTACAGATGCAGTTCAGGTTCGGCGCGACTTGCGCGACGATCTGGTTACCGTTGGTCGTGTCATACGCCGTGGCGAACTGCCACATGTTGCCGTCGTCTAAGGTGAAGCCAGATGTGGGCGTGCGATTGGTAATGACGCTCGTGTTGTACGCACCGTCGATGTAGAAGCGCTCCACACGGCTGGCCGACCCAGCGTGAACGTATGTCAGCAAGTCCTGCGTATACTCGTGAAGCGCACGCGGTAGGTCGCGCAGGAACTTGTTGATCGAGCGGTAGCCGCCGATCTTACGCGGTAGGCCACGCTGGAAGCGCACCCACTGCCCGTCAACATACTGGTCGCCCTCAAACTTCGTCCCGTCCCGCTTAATGCCGGGCGCGGATTTGATTTGGACAATCTGTTCAGCCATTACCCCAACGCCACCGCGAACACGATAGCGTCGTTGCTTCCGCCGCCACCGGACACACCGATGGCCGCCTGCGCCGCCGCCTGATCGACTGCCGTGAAGACGGCGATGCCGACCGACGTGCCGCCGAGGTTGATACGCGCGGCGCTGGCCGTCGTTGCGCCCGTGCCGCCGTCAGCGATGGGGACAGGTATCGCGATGCCGCCAGTCTCGGCGTCTACGACTTCGGAGCCGTTGCAGTACAAGATGGCGCGGCTGCCGCGAGCAACCGATACGCCCGGTGTCTGGGCGCTGGTCCTGACGCGCAGGGTGAATGAGCCGCCCGTCGTGTTGTTGTAGACCCAGTATTGCTGCACCGTATTCGGGACAACAACTTCGATATTACCCGTAATCGCGCCAGTGAACTCATAGGCGATGCGGTTGAGTTCAGAGCCAGTAAGCGTGTAGTTGCCGCTCAGGCCGCCTAAGTTGATCGACGTGTAGTCGAAGGCGAAGACCGCGCTCTGGCCGAGGCCGAGGGTGAACCAGTTCAGGCCGTCTGTGACTATCGTTGCGCTGTCGCCCGGCTGTAGGACCAGCGAAGCGCCGCCGTTGATGGTTTCGGAACCCTGCGTCGCGACGGTTATGTCGCCAGCGCCACTGTTGCGTAGCGCGACGAAGTAGTCGTTCCCTGCCGTCACGGCTGAGAGTAAGGTGAATGTGCCAACGCCGCCGTTCCACACAAACGTCTCGGCGCGGTCTGCCGCACCGGCGGTATAGTTCGAGTTGAAGAGCGTGACCGGCGCTGACTGCGACAGTGTCGAGCCAGTCGCGGTGAGACCGTAGCCAGCGAGAGCCGAGGCTTGAGCCTGCGCCGTTGAGGCACCGTAGCGGAACACGCGCCACGAACCTGCGGCGGTGGTGTTGTCGGTCAGGTATATCTGCCACTGCTCGCCCTGCGCCATCGACAGGAGCGTAGCGCCCACGTTGTTCTTGACGGTGACAGTCTGAGGCCCGAGGTTGTTGAACAGGACCGTCTGGCCAGTGCCAGTCTGGTCGGCGGGCGGCATGATGATTGAGTAGGTGCCCGTTGGCGTAACGTCGATGATACGGGCGACGGGATACTCGTTCGTGTTGCTCTCAAGCGGCCACTCAAGGGCTGTGTCGGCGGACAGCGTGAGCGCCAAATAGGAGACGTCCGACGGGTAGATTGTCGTGCCACCAAAAACCTGTGTAAATGTGTTGGTCATTACGCCTCCTTGCGCACGGCGGATCGGTCTAGAATTTTGGCGAGGTCTTCGCCGTTCAACATTGCCGCCGCACGGTCGTACATGCTCTGCCAAACTGGGATGCGTTCGTCGTTCTTCAGGAACGGCGTTGCCTCAACCAGCGTGCCATAGAGCAAGAGCTGCGGGGCGTATTCGGTGATCCAGTTCGTCTGCACGCTCTCGTCGAGTAAGGGAGGCAGTTCATAGTACAGGATTTCGAACGGGTACTCTGCGTCCGGTGTCGGCGCGAATAGCCAGTGGCTGTAGTCATAGTCGCTGTAAAAGAGGGGCGTGTCCGTCTGCGAGGCGTCCGGCCAGTAGGACCGCAGATATTCGTACACGCGGGAGAATATGATTTTGCGGGTATTGCTCCCCGTGCCTGTGCCGATGTTGACAGACACTGTGTCGCGCCAGCGGTCGGGCTTAGGGTAGACGGACTGGCCCTCAGTGAGCGTGCCAGTCACGACGTTAATGAAACCCTCGACCTTCAGCTCGCGAGCGATGCGGCGCTCGGCGAGGTTGATAAGACGCGGGATTTGTTCGAAGACTATAGGGTCTGACGCAAGCGTATTGCCGCGCTCAAGATAGCGCTGCACGTCTTGTTTCAACGTCGTGAAGGTCATATTGGTGGCCATAACGTGCCCCTATAACAGATTTAACGCATAATAACAGCCTTCGCCGCGACTGTCGAATTGTTTACCCGGCGAGGTATTGTGAAAGAAGTGTCGCGCCTGTGGCGATTGCGGCAAGCACAGCCGCCAGTTTGGCTTTCCAACCGAGGGCGGGCTTTGCTCCGCCTTCCATCGGCAAGATTTTGCCTACGGCTTTGTTGAGAATTGCCTTCTCGGCTTCTTTCTGGATGAGTTTCTTCAGGTTAACCATAGTCGTTCTCCTTAGAGCCAAGCAGCATATTTCTTGGTTTTCTGCTTGCGGTCGTCGAGGCCGTGTGTACCACCATTGATGCGTTTTGTCAGCGCAAGGATCGCGGCGTCATTGATGCCCTGATCGCAGATCGACCAGAGCTTGTTTGCGTCGAAGAACCACAGGGCGCTTTCAAAGCCGAGTTCGGTAGCCACAAGGTCTGGGTTGTCCAAAATCTCCTGTTCGCGACCAATGTACTTGCCGAATGCGCGGTAGTTGTTCTTGCCCGTAAGCTGGAGCGGACCACGGCCACGGTATTTCCATCCGTCGCCCGACGCTTCGTCGCCGTTACCCATGCGGTTGGCGTAGACGCGGTTGGCGATCTTCTGCGGCTGGCGCTCGTAAGCGCGGGCAAGCGCATCGGTAGGGAAGTACTTCCCGAAGATGCCGCGCAGACCCTTTGCGCCGTAGTTCAGGTTCTCGCTGAACGCCTTGAAGTTGCCACTCTCATGCGCCGTCTGGGCGAAGAAGTGCGCGGCGCGGTTCTTGTTCAGCTTGAAGTGCGCGCAGGCAGACTTCAGTGTTCCGGGGCCGAAGGCACCATCTGCATGGCATCCACATTTATGTTGAAGGTTGGTTAAGCTCATTTGCCAGCACTCCGCCAATCAGGAAAGTCAAGTTCATCGACAACGCCGTCGCCGTTGGCATCATAGCGCAAGTCGTTGCGGTACTTCTCCCAAGGCTCCATGTCGTCATCATCGTCATCTTCAGGCTCGTCAATGAAGACCGTGCCTTGAGGGTCGCTATATGGCTTGGGTGCTTCTGGCTCTGGTGCGGGCGTGTCCAGTTCAAGCGGCGCTTCTGGCTCAGGCTCTTTGTCCCGCGCATTGGCGTTGAGGCTCAAACCGCCAAGCAGTCCAACGAACGCGCCGATGATGGTCTGGAAGGCGGGGTTAACCATCTCAAGGATGGCGGTGCTTTCTATGACGTCATTAGGCATAAACAGGCCAACGGCTAGTGTCAGCACGACGACAAGGATAACTGCCGCCAGCGTGACGATGGCCACGCGCACAACAAACTCGACGGTGTCGTTAACACCTTCACCCTTGCTCTCAAAACTATTTAGGAAGCTCATCTTCTTCTCCTTCGATATTCTCTGGGGGCTTCGGCGTCATCGAGCCGTTGCCCTGACCCGCCATCAATCCTGCCAACGCCCCGACGATAAATGTCGCTATCGGGTTAATCAGCTTAAAAAACTCAGCGTCATTCGGGGACTGCCCCTCCATCGGCTGCGACACAAACACCAGCGAGTACAGCACGGTCGCCACAATAAACGTCAGTGTTAGCGACAGTACGATGCCGACGATGAACCGCAGCAGTTCCTCTGGCGACCATTCACTTCTCGGCTTCACGTTCTTTCTCACCCGTATCTATTAACCACTCGGTGCAATAGCCCATTGCGATACACTTAGGCTTCTTGCAGATTTCCTCCTGCCAGTTCTCAGGGTCTTGGCAGTCGTACCGATAGCGGTCCTGACAGCCCATGAGGGCCAAAGCCGCGAGGGGTAGCAAAAACCACTTCATCACCGATCCGCTTTGTTATCCAGTTTATCTTCAATCCGGCGGAGGTGCATCATGACCTCGTCGAACTTCTTATCAATGGCGTTGAACCTCTCTTCACCGAAGCCAAGACGCGCCTCCATGAGGGTGAGCCTGTTGTTTAGGTTTACCCAGACGGTTATCAAGCCGCCGATGAAGGCCAGCACGGTGACGACGGTGTTGATGTCGAAGTCCATTATTTCAGGTTCCGCAGCTTGTATATGGTGGTCAGATACGTGTCTGTGACACCGTCAACCAAATTGCCCACTGCGCGGTTGCCCTTGCAGATATCCTCGTGGTGCTCCTCGATCCAGTCCGCGTCAGCCTCTAGGAGCTTCAGCACGTCACGCTCAGTCACCTCTGGGGCGGGTATGTTGCCGATGAGGCTGAACGCGCCTTGGTAGGCTTCCACGAGCTTGTCGATTGCGTCAATGACGTCGTCGTAGAAGTCGCCCAGTGACATGTGTTTCGCGAAGCTGCCGTCGCCCTTTGCTCGCCAGTGCTCGAAGTGGGCTACGTTGCGTGCATAGAAGACGCGGCTGATAAGTTGTTCGATCATACGTTCACCTTCAGTGTTTCGTTACGTCCACCATCGCCGCGTAGGTGCCTGAGAAGCAGTACGCGCCGAAGTGGCCCAGTTCGCACCACGGCGCGGCCCAAACCGTTCCGCCGTGTTTACGGTATTCGTGGCAAAAATGATAGTCCTCTGATAACAACTTGCCGTCTTCTACCAAGACGCGGAAAAAGTCGTGAACCTCTTCCTCGGGTGGGATGCTCGCGCCGCCATTGGTGTAAGTCTGCGTGTGCTCTGCAAGGCCTTCGAATACGTCGCGCCGGATTAACATGAAGCCGGTGCCGATGTGCTCGACTTGAAACGGCTCGTTTGGGCTAACCATGCCGTGGTCGGGCAGTGTATTGAGGTTGAAGATGCCAGTCAGCGCGGCGAGGTTCGGGTGGTTAAGCACCGCCCCCTGCCGCACGCGGTCCCAGTTGATACCCTTCATGGGCACCGGACCGCCGATGATACCCTTGTCGGCCTTGATCATCAGCGCGACATCATTTGCGCGGAAGCGCTGATCCGCGTCGATGAAGAGCAGGTGGGTGGCGTCGGGGATACGCAGGAAGTGGTGCGCAATAGTGTTACGACCGCGCTGGATCAGGCTCTCGTTGCCGAGGAAGATGCAGGTCAACTGGATGTCGTACTGCATGCACGCCTCTTTGAGCGCCAGCAACGACTGCGTGTACTCGGTACACATCATGCCCCCGTAGCAGGGCGTGCCGATGACGAGATGCATCAATCGGTCTCCGCCGTGAGTTGCGGCACGTTGGTCAGGCTCTGCTTGTCGAACAGGCTGAAGCCGCGATACTGCGCGAACTTCTCTGGGTCGCTCGCCCACTTGTCAGCGCAAGCCTCCAGCCACTGGAGCGTCATTTCATGCGCCGGGGCCTTGCCTTGGCTAATCAGCTCGTTTTCAAGGGAGAGATACGCAAAGACTTCAGCCTGCGCCTGCGCGGCGTTGATGCCGAGGTCAAACAGGTAAATCATGTTGCCTTCGTCGATTACGCCTTGACGGCTGCGCGCCGCGTTCAATGCCTGCTTCATGCAGGTCATGATGTGGTAGCGTGCCTCTTCAAGCTCGTAATCGGCTTCGGTGATCTCGGTCTTGCCCACCTTCTCCAACAACTGCCTGTGCTGATTGACGAAGAAGTTCATCTTGCGGATCGCGCCGTTGACGTGGTTCTGCGTGCTCTCGAGTTGATACTGAAGCTCGATAATCTCGACGTCCAGCATCTCAATGTCGAAGGCGTCCTCGGCTGTCTCCAGTTCCGCCTGCTTGCGTTTCAGCTCAACCTGCTTCTTGCGCATGCCGATGTACGCCTCTTGCAGCGCCGAGCGTGTCCGGTCGATCTCGGCCAGCGTGTGCTTGATGGAACGTATCGGCGTAATCGCCGTCACGTCGAGTGACACTTGCATAAATTGCGAGTGGCTCTTGTAGAAGTTGCTGGTGTCTCGCACCACCGCAGGCATCCGCTCTTGGATGTTCTGCAACATGGTGCCGTATTCGGGTTTAGTAACTGGTAGGGCGGTGGTGAAGTCCACCAATACTATATCGTTCATTACAGTGCTCCTTGTGTTGAACGGGTTGGGGAAATCAGAGGCCGCCATGCCCGCTGGAGCAAGCGGCGACCTGCGAAGTACCAGCAAGCAGGTCTCCAAAATCGAGCGCGTTACCTGTGGTTGCGATAGTGACATAGTTTATAGTGTTGTTGCTCAAGCCCCCTCCAACGACCCCACGAGTTTCAGAGGAGCACGCAGCCGCACCGAACGTAGAGTAGAGCAAAGTGCCAAAATTCAAAGTGTTTCCTGTGGTCGCGATAGTGACGTATTGGATAGTTGTTTGGGACGCTGACCCCCCAAAAAATACAGCGCGGGTGCTACTCGCACAAGCCGCAGGCCCCTCGGAGGCCGCCGATAAATCACCAAAATCGAGCGCGTCACCTGTGGTTGCGATGGTCACGTAATCTATCACATTTTGCGCACTTGGGCTTGCATAACCGCCTGCAAAAAGACCGCGAGTGGTATTAGCGGTGCCGCATAGATACTCGCGGGCGACCGTGACACCGCCAAAATTTACGGCGTTACCTGTAGTAGCAATCGTAACGTAATCTATACGGCTGGTGTATACGTTGCTGGCGGTGTTGCCTGACCCAAAAAGACCGCGAGTGCTGTTGGAGCAGCCCCCGAGTTGTGTTCGTGCCAATGTCAAGTTTCCAAAACTAATAGCGTTTCCAGTAGTCTGTATCGTAACATAATCGATTGCTGCGGTAGGGCCGCTGCTGCCGCCCCCAAACAAACCCCGTGTGGAGGAAGCACAAGAACCCATTTGACTTCTAGCGGAAGTAAGATTGCCAAAGTTGAGGGCGTTGCCGGTTGAGGTTATAGTGATGTACTGGATCGACGAGAAGCCGGTAAACACGCCAGCAAACAACCCCCTCGGTGCTTGGATACCCGCAATCGGCCACAGACCCTGCTTCGTCCAGTACGCCGCCTCGGCCAGTGACCACACGCCAGAAGCCGCGCCGTCCTGAAGCGGGCCAGCGGGGATAACAGGTGTCTTGCGGATAAGATTTCCGGGCCAGTTACTCATGAAAGTCCTCCATGCCCGTTAGAGCATCCCGCATCGTACTGCCTAGCAACTGTCAGATCACCAAAATAAATGGCGTTGCCGACGGTGGCTATTGTTACGAAACTGATCTTTGCCGTACTCGCACCACCGTAAGAGGCACAAGCCCTTGTGGGGCTTGCACAAGCCGCGCCGTCTTCTGTGTCTAGCGGCAAATCACCAAAATCTGTGGCGTTCCCGGTGGTCGCGATAGTGATGTAGTCAATGACGTTCTGCGATGCTCCCGAAGCGCCGCCAAAAAACAAGCCCGTAGTTGCGTTAGAAGCTCCGGCCACCGACCCACGCGCGACCGTCAAGTTCCCAAAACTAACAGCATTTCCGGTCGTTGCTATGGTAACGTAATCGATCACACTGGTCGTAGAGGTGCCTCCCCCGAAAACCCCTCGCGTGGGGGAAGCGCACGCCCCTGTGGCCCTTCGCGTCACAGACAAAGAACCAAAGTTGGTTGCGTTCCCGGTCGTCGCTATGGTCACGTAATCAATGACACTAGTGTTTGACGTAAAGTTTCCGGTCATGCCGCCGCCAAACAAACCACGAGTTGAGGAGGAGCACCCGGAAACGTATGTTCGCGCGACTGTAAGGTTGCCAAAAGTTGTGGCATTTCCTGCGGTTGCAATCGTGACATAGTAAATTGCGCTCTGATCCGTGCTGCCGGTGGTTCCACCGGCAAAAAGCCCACGCGTGCTGGATGAACACGAAGCAAGATAAGTCCTAGCTGCGGTCAGGCTCCCGAAACTGGTAGCATTTCCCGCCGAAGATATGTTTATCTGATCGACTACGTTAAGCGCCGCGCCCCCCGCGCTGCCTCCACCAAACAACCCTGTTACCGGCGGCGACTGCCAGTTACCAGCCGCGACCGCCTGAAGCTGCTGCGTGAGGGTCCAGACACCAGAATAGTTAGGCATTAGGCTAGTCCTCCGTGTGCGCTTGAGCAAGCAGCGACGCCCACCCTAGCAGACGTAAGATTTCCAAAACTTATCGAATTGCCGGTACTAGCAATCGTGATGTAACTGATAGCGCTGGAGGGGCCGCTACCCCCACCAAAAACTCCACGCGTTGCGTCAGCGCAACCAGCAAGACCGTTTCGCGCAGGAGATAAAGATCCGAAGGACACCGCGTTTCCGGTCGTGGCGATAGTAATGTAATCAATGGTCGTTCCATTACGAGCGCTTCCGCCTCCCGCAAAAACCCCACGTGTGCTATTCGAGCAGGCCGCAAGCAACTGTCCAGCAACCGTTAAATTCCCAAAGGAGGCGCTGTCGCCAGTAGTAGCTATAGTTATGAAAGTTATAGCGGACGTTACTGAAGAAGTATCACCCCCGCCAAATACACCTCGCGTCGGCGACGCACAGCCAGCTAGATCCGCTGTCCCATTTATTAACGACCCAAAAGATATGGCGTTGCCTGCGCTGGCGAGAGTTACATAGTCCATCGTGGCTGAATAACCAAAAAGGTAACCACCGGCGAACACGCCGCGTGTCGCTGAAGAACACGCCGCGAATTCTTGGGCGGCCCGCGTAAGATCGCCAAAAAATACTGAGTTGCCTGTGGTAGCTATAGTTACGTAGTTTATGGCGCTAACACTACTACCACCACCAGCAAAAAGCCCCCGACTTGCGGAAGAACAACTAGCCAAATAGGTAACAGCAGCCGAAAGCTGCCCAAAAGACAACGCGTTTCCTAATGTGGGTATAGAAATATAATCGATAGTGTTAGATCCACCCCCGCCGCCAAAGAGACCACGCGCCACTGCTGGTGTCACTGACCCGCTCGGACCGCCCGCAGGCGAGGGTCCGTAAGTGTTTAGCGCCCAGACGTTAAACGTGTACGCGGTGCCATTGGTCAGGCCAGACACGGTGATTGGCGAAGTAGACCCGGTCGCGCCGATACCACCGGGATTGCTCCCAACAGTATAGCCCGTGATAGCCGATCCGCCCACGTTACTCGGAGCGGTGAAGCTGACAGACGCAGACTGATCCCCAGCGGACGCCGCAACGCTAGTAGGTGCGTTCGGGGCTTGCAGCGGGTTAAAGCCTACGCCGAGTATGCCGCCTTGATAGCGTTTCGCCATGCGCCTTTACCCTGCAAATTCTTGGTAGGTCACCGTCATTGTAATAGCGTTCGACGTGCCAGCCGTCGCGCCGAGTGACGTGTTGGCGGCCAGTACAACTGGCGTCGTCACGTCTGAGACGATCAGCGAGGCGTCGGCAGGCACTGAGATTGTGGACGCTATCGGGA